CTGGGTGTAGTTACCCAAACGTGTTCTGTTGCCGCCAGCTGTTACTGACAAAGCACCATCACCTGAAGCGGCTGAACCACCTGCAACTACGAAGTCTGTACCTTCTGCTACACGAGAGTTTCCTGGAGCTGTTAGCTCGTCAGTCTGCCATTCGTGGTAGATGTTTGTTGCTTTTGATTTTCCGATTGAAGACAAGAAAGGAGTCTCATCACGAGTAATCATTGAAATAAAATTTGCTAGATCTTCGCGGTTTGATGCGTCTTTTCCTGACCCTGCACGAGCAGTTGCGATATCGCGTCCACCTGTTGTTGCCATTTTAAAATCCTCCTAGGATATTAAGTATTGAGAGATTTGGAGGCATATTGTTTAAGGAAGTTCATTTGGTCATCTTCCGATGCACCTTCTTTAAATGCACGAGCCTTAATCATTTTTTCTTTATCAACTGCTTTCTTAGTAGCTGACACTGGCTTTTTAGTAGGAACTTTCTTTGTTACAACTTCTTTGCGCTTTGCAGCACCTTTAGTTATTCCAGCTTTTAATCTACGATAGTCATCAATGAATTTAACTACATTAGGATCTACTATCTGATTTAAAAGTTCATTACTTACACCATTTTCAAGAGCAAAGTCTCGAATTTCTACTGCTAATTTTTCATTAAAGTCTGGGATAATTTCAGGAATTACTTTTTGAAAATGTTTGATTTGTTCTGCAAACTTTTCCTCAGTCAACTTTACTTTCTGTTCTTCAACAGTTTTTAAAAGCGACTCACGAGAATTACGAGCTTCCCAATATTTTGATTGAGATATTTCTCGTTTGTCTTTCAATTCACCCACTTCATAGGTATCACCATTTTCCCTAGCTTCTTTTATTTTAGCTTCAATGTCATGGTATTCTTTAGCTAGTTTTTGTTCTTCCATTGTAAGCATTGCATTAGCAGCGTCAGACATTTTAGTTATTTCGTCTAGCTTACTTGTACGCTCTTCTTCAATGGCTTTACGTGCCTCTCCGAGTTCACGACCCTTTTTAGAGAGTGAAGCATCTGTTTGATAACCTTTCAGTAAATCAGCAAATGAGACATCCATTTGTTCACCGTCAACTTTGACAGAAACTTTGGCATCAAGATCTAAATCGTCTACAGAGAATACTTCAACTTCTTGGGTAGGGGCTTCTGCGCCATCCTCATCTGGAGTCTCTTCTGTTTCTTCTTCAGTCTCTTCATCACTAACGGCTGCGTCTGTATCATCTGGGTCTTCCTCTACAGTCGCTTCCGAGTCCTCGTTCTCGACCTCCTCTTCTGGTAGCGGTATATCATCATCCTGAAGAAATTCAGTATTTGATAGTACGGCATCTAGGAGTTCTTGTTCGCTTGGACCAGCAGAACTAGGAACATCATCCTTTGTGGGTAGAGATTCAGTTTGTTCTGACATAATTTATTATCCTTTTTTCTTTGCAGCTGGCTTTGTTGCCGCTGTCGTGTATGTTTGTTCTTTTACTTTGAACATTGAATTATACCTATCTAATAAGCTATACAATGCCTCTAACTGACCAGCATTCATTTTAGCTTTACCTGCAGATCTCATTGAATCATACTCAAGTAAGTTAATCATTTCCTTAATGTTAGCAGTTAGATGTTCATAGTTAATTTCGTTCATTCTTCATTGTCCTCAATGTATGGTACGTTCTTTCCGTAAATTTCATAATTTATTAATTTTTGTTTTACATCCCCCAACGATAATGCTGAGTTGTATATGAACTCACGAGTCTTTACTTCATGCGGATCTGTCTTTAACCATTCAGTAAAGTATTGTACAAGTAGTTCTCCATATGCCTCGTTAAAAAAAGTTTCTCTTTCAAGGCTTGCAAAGTTTGCTCTTACCAATGCTTCTTTGGCTTTTAGATCTGGGTGTATACCTTTCAGCACCTTCTCAGCTGAACTTCGATATTTGTCCATAGTTTTTCCTTATGCTTTTTTGCGCTTTTTACCAGACGCAGTTGTAGACCATTTTACTTTCTTAGGTCCAGTTTTTTTTGCAGCTTCTTTTTTAGTAATCTTAGAAGCTACGCTCTTTGGTCGGCAAGCAGGGTATGCACGTTTTGATTTCCCTTTAGCACTTTTTCTGCCACAAGGTTTACCTGTTTTAACGTCAACCCATTCTTCACCAAACCATTTACCTAACCCACCTTTTTTATTCATTTCTTAGAAACCCTGTTATCAGGACCACTCCAACTACCACCACGTTTCTTGTACTCTTTAGAAGCCCAAGCATTTGCGTATGCAGATGGATATACTTTAAATTTCTTCTTTGCTGCAGATTTAACTCTGGACCAAAGGGCTGGATTATTAGGGGTTGGAGATTTTTTTGGCATTACCATTTCACCTTATTGGCCCAATACGCTGCACTGAGCTTACCTTTTGCTATGTTTCTACCATGTCTTGCTTTAAAGCTTGCACGTTTCTTTTTCATTTTATCCGATTCACCAGCTTTAGGTTTACCTGCAGTTGAGGCTCCTTGCTCACCAAATCGAATAGTTTTAATTGTATCCCCTTCTTTAGCCACAACAATGTGTGATTTTTTAGGGTGTGATGGAGTTCGTTTAGGTTTATTATAACCAGACACTCCAGCATTGGTTAACCTATAATCTTTTTTCTTTGGCATTATGGCTCCTTGATTATACGCTGTCTCCTACTTTAAAGCATTTTGGCCTAACAGCTATTCCATTACTTACCAGTTTATTAACAACTATTGCTGTTTCATTTTTACATTCTTGTTCAGAATAATATAAGTCTTCTGTATTAGCAACCACATCACAACTTGAGACATGGAGAGATGTACAGATTAATAGTACAGATATAAACATTACCACCTTCCTTGAGATTTTCCTACGAAATAGATTATTGCAGAAAAAAGTCCTAGTGATATAATTGCAATTATAATCCCTAGTACCCAATTTATAGCAGTGTCTATTGCTTCTTGTTTTCGATATACCGCTTCTTTTTGTTCTTTACGCATTTGACCTTCAATCTTAACAAGTTCAGCCCAAGCTGATGGTCCGTACACAAAACTGATATGATCTTTTAATTCTTTACGTAATTCATTAGCTTTCTGTTTAGCAGTCCAAGCTTCTAATGCTTGACTTTGAGTATTAGAAAACATTTTATAAGCTGGAGGTTTGCTTGCTTTTTCATGTGCAAAATCTAAATCTGAGATTGCCTTAGACCAAGTGGTCAGTTGGCTTCCCATAGAACTTAAATCTTTACCTAACTCCACGCCCTTTTTTATTCCATTAAAGGCGGCTGTCGCTGCTGCTATAGCGGTGAACGGATCAATCATGTTAAACCCTCACCTAACAGAGTTTGCGGCTTGCATCTTATCTACTGCATCTCGTATTGCCTTAATGTTTTCATCAATGCGACCGAGCATAACAGCTTGTAGTTGTGCTGTCTTTTCTATTTCATTAATACGTATTTCATGTCTTGCTATTTCACGAGCATTGACAGTTACGTTACTATCTAAATTAGACATATACCATACAAGACCCACAGTCTGTAATACTATAGCTAATACAAAAGTAGCTGGCACTGATTTAGATAAATGCCATTGTTGTTTTTCCATAATAACCTCCCCCGATATCTGGGTGTAAGGCAGAGTCCTATAAGAACTCTGCTAATTAACTTACTGTTGAGGCATTACCCCAGCTTGCCCCATTCCCATCGCAGGTTGTTGAGGTGGACTTTCTTCTAACATTGATCTTGCAACTTGTACAATTTCACTAAAGTCAGGTCTTACAGGAGATTCTGCTCCTTCCTTCTTAGCCTTTATCTCAAGCTCTGCCCAAGTTTGAAAGTGTTTATCTATTGAAATAGCTAACTGTTTAGCATTATCGTCAGATGTATTCTTTGATTGAGCGTTTGTATATGAAACATTAGCTTCTGCAAGAGATGCATCTGCTTCTAGTTTACGTTGAGATAATTGACTATCTCGTTGAGCTTTTTGAGTTTGTTGTTGTACAGCTTTTACAGCTTTTTCTTTAAACTCTTGTGTAGTATAGTCTTCTAAGAAATCTTGACTGTCAATTCCCATAGCTTCTATAAGTTTAGTTGCAAGCAGAGCAGGTGCTTCTGGCTTTACAATAATACCTTGACCTTGACTATTTAATCCTGGCAGAATTTTACTACCTACCATTTCAAGTTTTTTAATTGCATTTTGATTTGAGTTCTCACCAATATCTAAGAATACTTCTACATCCATTCTTGGAGGAAGTTTCATTGTATCAATATCAGAAAACACACCTTGATAACTAAACTTAGAATGAGACTTTAAACATTTACGCATTGTTCTGTAAACGCCAATACACAATCTTTTCATTCCCGTTTCTGCGAAACGTCTAGCTATGTGCTGTATACGTTTCTGAGAAGCAGATTGAACTGCAGCTAATTTTTGTTCACTGTTACCTGAAACATATAAAGAATCATTAAGACCCTGTGCAGCTTTAGACATACCAGTAGCTTGTTCTTTTATTGTTTGTAAATGAGACAACAAAGGAACTGTACCTGTGCTAATAGTTTCAGGTGGAAGTGTAGACACTGCACCATTAGGATTACCATTAGTAGGTATAATTTGTTTTGGCTTCATGTTCTGAAGTGCAGAGAAATCAACAACATTAGGATCAGCAAGCTTTGGTGAGTAGTTTGTTAAGTATGTATTTTCAACAAACCCTCTTAAGATTGCAGTAGATGCAAGTGTTGAAGATCTTGTAAAGTCTGCTATAGACAATCCATAAAACTCATACGGAATATCAATAGGGGATAGACAAGCTATAGGAACCATATCCACATCTTGCTCATACAGGATTGTTTCACCTGCTACAATAATATGCTTTAGTTCTGCAACTCCATCACCATCCCTATCTACATTAATCCAACATTCGGTAATAGTAACTTCACGATTGGCCTCTAGTAATGTAACGTCTTGAGACATCCTACCTTGCATGTAGCTCTGACCTGTAACCATTTTTCTTGCAGCAATATCTTCTGCAAAGTTTGAGTTACCATCCCATGTGCCATCATCGCCAAGCTCATCCCACTCTTCTTCTGCAATACCATCAGCAATCTCAGGCCACATCTTACGAATCTCAGAACGAGTTAGTAAGGATTGTATACCTACAAAGTTTGCATCATCTATTGACTTAGCATCACGAGAAATTCTAAAAGCTTCAGGTGGAATGTTTTCTATTTTAACACGAGAGTTATCATTCTTACGCCTAATACGAACATTAACATAGACCAGTTTAGCAGATTGCTCTCCTGTTTCCATATTTAAATCACCTAGATCATTTTCATATTCTAGGTTGCCAATGATCTCAACTCCTTCTTCAGCAAGGAGGTTATCTAATTGACCTTGAGAAATTCTGTCGTACTCTTCAAATTCGTAGTCAAACCCTTCTTCATAATCCCAACGAATAATACCATTCTTCCAAAGTAATGCACTTTTAATCCAAGTTTGAATTAATTCCCATCCATTATTTTGTTTAAAGATAGCGTAGTTAGTAATCATTGAGGCATCTCTCGCATGTTGGAAAGATCCTGGGGAACTATCATAAGGTACAAACCTAGCTAACTTCCCATTGTTTAGAAACAAATCTGATAGTATTGCAGTATAAGCTTCTATTGTTTCTGTAGTAGAAGTATCTACAATACTAGATACGCCTTGAGGTGCTAGATGATCTTCAGCTACCCCTGCAAATTCATATGTAGAACGCTGTCGTTCTCTTGTAAGATCAGACGAGTTTAACCATTCACCAGTAGACGATTGAATACCAGTTTCTATAAGATTAATTAAACTTTCGTCAGATACTTTTTCTTTGTATCCACTACCTTTCATTATATAGAACCCCTACCTGTTAGGATTTTTTTTGTTGTAATTAAGTTTGAGTAATCATAATCCTTTGACCCTGCTTTAATTACAGGTTTTTTCTTCTCAGGTTTAGGTTCTTTCTTTGGCGATGTGCCGTGTTCTATAAAACGCATAGCTCCCTCCGTGGGTCTGACTAACTAACTTTGGGACTATGCCCTTTCATTTCTTTTTAACTAAGTTTGAAACTCCCATAAATACAGAAACAACACCAGCAACAGATACAAAATATATGGAAGCCATACTTCCTATAATTTCTGATGCTTGATGTAATCCAAGGAATCCTGTTACGACAACTCCAGAAGGATAGAGAAGCATACCCCATAGAGCAAACCAAGCCATTTTTCTGATCTGATCTCTATGAGCATCTTCATCTTCAATCCTTCTGCGCTTATCATCAAGTAACAAGGCATCCCATTCTTCCTGATCTATGTGACCACTACTGTCTTTATCTACATCAGGAAAACTATTCATTTTGATTATTTGATTTTAGGTTTTTTATGAACCAAGTACTTACTACTTTTGGTATGTACGGCCCCTGACATAAGTTTTCCCCTAGCGTCTTTATGAGTTGGTCCTTTGTATTCTTTACCATTAGGTAAATAATGTTTAGCTTTTGCACTCATCTATTCCTCCTTAGTCTTTTTATAGTTGATGGTGGTTTACCTGCCGCGACCACCAGCGCGTATGAGGACAATGCAGGAAACTTTATTCTCTTTAAGGAACTTAGAAGATCTAGGCAAATCCATAATATATCTTGACATATTCATCTTGATCGCTGATATGAACCATGTCATGTGGAACCTTTCCTTCCATCCAATGTTCTATTACTTTTTCAAAAAATTTATCTTCTAATCTCACTAAATCCACATAGTCTCGTCTGGCTCCCAATCTGAAATCCGTTCTTTCCATGATACATTCCTTGTGTTAAGTTTATCCCAATGTGTACGTAGTACCTCTGCACATATTGCTAGTGCAATTACAGTGTCATCATAACATCCTGGAGCAGCTTCGGTTTTCCCACTTGCAGTGGCAATGTAGTCTTTAAGCTCTCTTATAATAATCGGAGAGGGTATCATAATGTCTTCGTTATCTATGAGATTCTTTAAGTTCCCTATAATTACTGGTTTAGACGCAGATGTTGTTCTAAACCCTAGACGCATACCTTCTTCATTAGACACATTAGCCATTTTAGTTTGTTTGTATAGATTTAAATATCCCATATGTTCTAGTTTCTGTAGAGTAGCAATACCCATTGAATTGGATTCTACTGCTAAGAAAGCATTGTTATAATATCTGCCTAGATAGAAAAGCAACTCTCCCCATAAGCTTGGGTCAATCCTATTGTTTCTATACACAGCTACAATCTCATAGCTATTGTTCATAACAACAGCAGAACTGTAGTCTTGACCTACTCCTAGAGAAACATCAGCTCCTATAACATAAGGTTCTTCCCATCTAGGGTACTCATATATAGACAGATTACCTTCTCTGTTTTCATCAAACATTTTACTAGAGGGGTCCCACTCACTACGCCTTTGTTCTGGTCTAGGTATAAGAGAGTTTAGTCTATCTATATCAAAGACATTAGAACCAGACACAATAAATGCTTCATCAGCTGTAGCAGGGTACTCTTGTTGGAATTTTATCTTACCACCTTCAGCAATCTTTAACCTTCTCCAGTAGATTTGATCATTGTCTAGATCAAAATGCTCTACAAGTTCCTCTTCTTCTATAGTTAACTCCATTTCTTCAGGAGCTGTACGTCTATATTCATCTGTTATGTACCAAGGTAGGAAGATTGGTAAGTATTCATTCTCACCTGCAACAGCACCCTTCCACAATCTGTAGAATTCTCCTTGAGCACCATTAGCTGTAGACTCAAGTATTACTTCTGTACCTTTTGCTTGTGATATACCTTGGAATAAACCAGCAAGTATCTTCTCATCATGGGTCCAAAAGGCAATCTCTGAGAGATGTGCTATGGTTGGGGTAGTTCCCCTACCTGCTTCTGGAGATCCAGCTGTATATAGCCTGTAAGAGCCTACAGCATCTTTATCTTTATAAGCAGGTGATTGGATTTTAATCTCTTTAGCATTAGATGTAATTTCATTTGGTACTAAGCTACCTTCCATATTCCTAATAAGGTTCTTAGACATACTAAATAATGCATCAGAAGTAGCAGAATCATGTGCCATAACTACAGATCTGGAATGTGGAGAGAAATAAGACTTCCAAAAGACCCTACCAGCACAATATGTACTAATGCCTTGCTGTCTAGCCTTTAATATAATAGCTCTAACCCTACCAGTGTACTTATATTGTTCATCAAGAGCCTCTGTGATTTGTTTTTGACACTTATTAAACTTAAAAGGTACAAACCCTAGGCTAGTATCTTTAGTAATTATCTTGATTTGTTCTTGGGCAAAAGAAGAAAAGTCTTTTTCGTACCCCTTTAGCTTATTTCTTTTCTCTTTTTCTTTAAGAAGAGACATTATCTCCTTGTTATCCATCTCTATCTCCTATGTTACATTGTCCCTATAAGGGACTTAGAGGATATATTGTAGTATTTTGTAGAGTTGTAGGTATCTGTAGGGGGTTTTATAGCCCCCTTAAGAGCTTAAGGACACATGAGAATGACTTATTATTTTCACTATACCCTCTTATAATTCTGCACCCCCCTATAAATCTCTTAGAGGCTCTCTCAGTGATCTAATCAGCATAGGTACTGTGGGACTCCCTGAGACTCTTTAGGGATCTGAGAGGATCTCTAAGGAAGTCTTAAGGGGTGTGATCACATAGAACCTAGCGAGAGTAGTGGTGTACTGTAAGATTCTGTAAGAGGTACTGTGGGGATCACATTCTCTAAGTTCCTTATAGGGAGAGTCCCTTCCAGCCCTACCCTTAAGTTCTCTATATGTATAGTACATCTTATAGGAATCAAGTAAGATCAGATAGCTATAGTAGAACCTGTCAGGGTAGACACCAACTTAGGTTCTTACTGTTTAGTCTGGAATCTGTCGGCAAGCTCCAGATTTTAGAAGAATTAATTATCTCTCTTGAAAGGAGAATCCTATGACTAAATCAGCTCCGCTACACACTGTTGTTCGTCCTACTTGGAAAGCCCACAAGGGCCAGAACCATATTGCATACTCTGTTGCATATGGTAACTATGGGGAGTTCACTGTAACAAACTATAAGGCAAAGTCGAACTGCTTTGATATCTACCTAAAGAAGAACGGATGTCCAATCCAAGTTCGTCTTGGTACTCTTGGTAAATTCAATACAATAAAGGATGTTCTTGCTTTCGCAAAGCTTTCTATACAGATAATGATGCTACAATCGCTTTGCAAAACTTCTACTACCCACTAAGAAATAAATTAAACTAGCAAGGGCAATTAAGGTTGCCTTTCGTAGTCTAATTTAACAACTCTTGAAAGGAGTAAACAATGATACACTTATGTAAACAATCACTCTTCAGTGGTGAATCTAACTGCATGTCTTTTGATATTGAACCTCAAGTCTTTGAGGAATCTTTTTCAAAATGGGAGAAGGGTGAACTAATACAAAATGCTTTTCCTATGCTCAATGCAGATGAGCGTGAGTTCCTTATGACAGGAATGACTGCCTCTGAGACGTTGCTTTGGAATCAAACGATGGTTGAGCCAGTTCAGTCTGGTATGGAGTGGCGCAACTAAATAATAAATTGAACTAACAAGGGCAATCGAGGTTGCCTTTTCATAGTCTAATTTAACAACTCTTGAAAGGAGTATACTATGACTATTTCTGAAACAATGACACTTGTGAGAACAGCAAAGAAAGCTCTCAAAGAAGCAGAAGAACGTGAAGAATTGTGTCGTAAAACTGTCAAAAGACTGTTAAACGAAATTCCTCACGAATGGGAAGACATAGCTGATGACTTCAATAACTTCTGTAATAACTCACTCTCTGTTATAAATGAGGACTTTGAAGATATCAGAGATCCAAATGAAGTATTGAAGGACATAGAGGAAGCTGTTGACATAGTTATTAATAATGAAATGGCTAGATCTACAGAATACCTAGAGCAAAATGAATTAAATCTAATAGCATTAGCTAGATGCAATGCTTACCTCTCAGTACGAGATAGGTGGTTAGCAGAAATATGTGATGCTATAGAGAAACAATAAATTAAACTAGCAAAGGCAGTTGCGATTGCCTTTCGTAGTCTAATTTAACAACTCTTGAAAGGAGTAAATATGGCTAGTGCAAACGGCTACAGCATGACTTTGGTTATGCAAAAAAAAGAAGATGATGGGAAAGGAAGAAACTCTACTCTCTTCTATCGTCTTGATGATACTAACAGTAAAATCGATCCAATCATCAAAGGTTGGGAAGATGCTGGTTATATTGTAGAGTCTGTAAGCTTCGTAAGAGGTGGTAGATAATGGAAGATCTAAACAGATTGCGACTAAAGCTAATTGATAACTACGAACTATCTATGATTCAACCTAAAGGAGCTACTACTATTGAAGTAGCTCTTATAAATCCAGAAGGAGACATTGAAGAATTTTCGTCTGCGTTCATGGAAGAACCTGATCAAGTACATCAGAATCTATCAGCGCATAAATTAATCAGAGCTATCTATAGAGCTGAAACTCATATAAGGAGAGGTAACTACTATGATAAGTAATAAAAATGAGGCCATTAAAGCAACTATGGCTAAGTATCCTCAAATGAATAAGGCAACTGCAACTTACTATGTTGAAGAAGTCTTAGGATACTTTAAATGATGTTCTGGCTAGAATGGCTATTCATCACAAGTTGGATGGTCTTTTGCATATGGTATGCTTGGGATCACTATCAAGAACTTATAGGCAAGCGTCCTAAAAAGTAAAAGATCTTTTAGGGGTTCGACCACAGGGGCCGAACTTCTAAAGAATAATTAATCTAAATCCATATAAAGGAATATAACTATGGAATTCACTCCACGTAACTTTCTAATCAAAGACATCTCTTATAACTACAGTCGGTTAACTACACCTCACGATCAGTTCAACACTGGTACTAGAGTACTTGAAATTCAAGGTGAATGCTCTAAAGATCAGATGGCTTACTTTGTAGAGAACCACGTACCATTTAAAGAAAAAGATGGTAAATGTATTGTCTCTCTAAAACGTAAGGAATTTCGTTCTAATGGTGACCCAAACGGACCAGTTAGAGTTGTCGATGGTAAGAATCAACCTCTAGACCCTTCCATAATTGGTAATGGATCTAAAGGTAATGCTATAGTTTACCAAATGGAATACAACACCGCTGGACGTAAAGGGATCTTCAACTCTCTTACAGCTGTTCAAATCACTGATCTGGTTGAATACACTGGTGGTGCTAACGATATGGAATTTGATATCGTTGGTGGTGGTACTGTTACTCCTAGCAATTCTGCAAGTAACGATGCCGATTTGTTTTAATACTATAAGATCTGAGCATATCTATAAACTGCTCATGTAATTAAATCCTAGGAGAACTCGAAGGTTCTCTTAGGATCTATTTTTTTTAAGAAAGGAATCCCCAAGGGGATACTATTTTTCAAAAGTCCTCAAGGGGACTTTTAGAAATTCGCCCACGGGGGACGAATTTAAGAAGATTGCATCCTTCGGATACATCTATATTTTAAAAAGTTCCCTATCGGAAACTTTAAGAAGATGAAAAATCTCTTAGAGATTTTTCAAAATAACTGGTGAGGACCGACAAAGCGCACTCAAAATATTAGAGGCAAAAACAATTTTATCATTTACAATTTACTTAGCTATGGCAATATATGTGCTCATAGCTGTTATACTTAAAAAACCTTAACTTAATTAGTCCAGAAAGGCTATCACTATGACAACAGTAAATCCAATCGGAAGACATAACTTACAATTCAGACGTACAACAAAACGATACGGTAAACCAATAGGATCTTTCTCTAATCATCAAGGATACCTTTCTGTAGCTCGTGACACTGAAACAGGACAGTTCGTATCTCGTGCTAAACTATCTGTGGCTACTGTAGATCGTATTCGTAACGTAATCAAACTACGAGGTTTCAACTAATGGACAAACAAAATATCTTCTGGACAGCAGAAGGTGAAGTAGTAATAGAAATAGCAGAACGAGCATTGATACTAAGTCGTAAAGAAGCAGAGGATTTGTTCGTTGATCTTGGTTTCGTATTAAAAGATATGGCTCACGCAACTGATGTATTAGAAGTTGCAGAAGCTATTGCACTAGACGAAAAGGAAACTCTGGCTGAATTGGCTAATGGGTGACATAGTAAACTTTGAAGAACAAAAAAGAGCTATGGAATATCGTAGGATTGCCCAACTCTTCAATGTTATAGTTCACATAGGCACAAATGATGAATACGAAATTGACATGGAATGCAATGATGAATATGATAATTGGGCAATCTTCAAAGGTATAGAAGTTCTTTACGCTAAGTTCGGAATTGAGCATGGATTTCTTGGAGCAGATGATGATCAAAAGAAAGATGAATAATTTCAGTGTAACTATCACTATATCTAAAACCTTCACGCTTGCAGCTTATGATAAAGAAGCTGCCGTATCAAAAGCAATTTCTTATGGGATTGACAGAACTTTAAAAGATGCAGAATTCTCTACATCTGTCAAAAAAGTAAACAGCTACGATTAACTTCAGAAAGGACTAATCATGCCTAACCATTGTTATCAACAAGTGACGTTAAGTGGTCCTCTAGATCTTATGAGAGAGATACATGAGGAACTCTTCAAGTCATGCAGAGAAGGATTTGAACCACAACTTCTTCAACTTATACTACCAATGCCTTTCAGTATGAACAAGTATACTGAAGATGAAAATGGTAACTTCAATGCTGGTTGGTATGATTGGCGAGTAGAAAACTGGGGTTGCAAATGGGATGTTGCAGATGTAGAAATCCATGACTCTTCGTGGGATGATGATAATAATTTATTACCTTCGTTCATCACAAGAATACCTCAACACAGTCGAACAGATTATCATGTCAGCTTCAACTGTTGGACTGCTTGGGGTCCACCTATCCACGTATGGGAACACTTACACGAACTTGGAATCCATGTAGATGCTGACTATCAAGATGAAGGTGGTATGTTTGAGGGTTCATACAGAAATGGTCTACATGATCAATGGGAACCTGATGAAGGTGAAGACTACGATGATGAGTGATATATTAGAATTAGAACTCTTCAATTATCTAAACGAAATGGAAGAAAGAGGAGATGGACAAGCCACTTACTTATTAAACTTGTGGCAAATGGATGGACTACCTGAGAGTGTCTTAGATTATATAAACGAAGAGGAACATCTAAAACATTGGAGAAAAGGTTGGAACAGTCAATGACCCATGCTTCTGTACACATATCAAAAATGACAGGTAAACTTGAAGGGTTTCGTGCTATCAGTACTAACACTCGTACTAATACGTACTGCCTTGAACAACATGAACGTGCTGTAGAACACAAAACAGATAACATCTGTGGGGATTGTTACAGTCACACAATGCTCAAAGGCTATCGTAAAAACATGGCTCCAGCCCTTCAACGTAACAGTGATCTGTTGTCATCTCGTCCTTTGGAACCACAAGAAATCCCCAGGATAAATGATGCAGTATTTCGTTTCTCTGCTCATGGTGAACTCATCAACGATCAACATATGCAGAACCTTATGGCTATCACTGTTGACAATCCTTGGTGTACCTTTGCTTTATGGACTAAACGTGTAGATATTGTATATCGTTGGTTACGTAACAATCCTAAACCAGCTAACTTAAATCTTATATACTCTAATCCTAAAAAGTCACACATACTTTCAAAACCACCAAAAGGTTTTGATAAAACATTCAACAATGTACTAGCAGATGAGTATATAGACAGACAAAACTGCACTGGTCAAAAATGTCAAGACTGTCGTATCTGCTACACAACTAATGATATAACAACTATTATAGAGAAGGTTAAGAAATACTAATGAAAACTATAATACACGTTAATCAACATAAGATAAAAAGCAACAGCAAAACAGGTTCAAAAGATCCTGTCTTGACTGTAAAAACTTACAAATCTAATACTTACACTAACAGAGTAAAAATTGATGGACCATGCACTGTTGTGTATAGTCCTGATAAACCACTATCATGTGGTGCTAAAGTCTGGATAGAAACACAAGAAAAGGTGACATGCGAATGACTATGTATATGAATCAATATCAAACTCAAGCACTAACAACTGCAATCTTTCCAGACGAAGACCCAACTGTCGCAATAGCATACCTAAGTCTAGGTCTATGTGGGGAAGCTGGAGAAGTTGCTAATAAAATCAAAAAATGTATTCGTGATGGTAACTCCTATGATGGTATAGCAGACGAACTTGGAGATGTACTGTGGTATATTGCAGTACTTGCTCATTATCTAGAAGCTGATACAGCTATAAACCTAGATGAAATTGCTGCTAGAAACTTATACAAACTATCGGAACGAGCGAAGAGAGGAACGCTCCAAGGATCAGGCGATAACCGCTGATGATGGGCGTCTTGTTTGGACTATGTGTACTAATAATAATTCTAGCAGCTAACATAAGATAGGATAAACTATGCAAAGTAAAGTAAATATTCTTGAAGTACTAGTAACAGTTATGGAAGAACAAATAGATGAACTTTACGAAAGAATTAAATCTATTGAGATCCAACTAAGAAAAGAGAAGACTCATGGCTAAAAATCTATTAGGTAAATCAAGATCAACGCAAGACCCATACGCTATCTATAAAGGTGATGGTCCATTTGGTCTTACTGAAATGAGACTGCTAAAAACATATCAACTTCCAAAAAACGAATCAACTAATCAATATGCTCGTTGGTTCGTAGCAGTTAAAACAGATGCAACTTTTGGTAGTTACGAAATGGGTGATAGTTACATCCATGAAGCAACACATGGACTCAAGCTAAACTATGCTAGTCCAGAGTTTAAAGAACAATATGGTGATACTGTAGGTATCTTGCCATAACAGACGTGTACCAGTTGTTCTGGTCCTAGTTGGTGGGCAAGATCACCAATGATATGAAGCGGCTCACTACCGCAAAAAAATAGCCGATAGAAGTATCTCGCAGATCAAGCTGCGTTAATGTTGGGGGATAATGTGGAGGCAATTTGTTCCTGAGAAGCACCCCCAACCTTGATCTAACCATATGGAGATAATTATGATTTCAACATTTCTTACAGCTCTAGTTCATATTGGTATCGGATTAGGTATCAGTGTAGCAGTTGTCGATATCACTAACACTGTTGTAACTACAGTATCTGAAGAATACTCTAATGCTGTGATTAATGAGACAGTAGATACAGATCTACGTCAACTAGAAGACGAATAAAAACAAAAAAAACCCCAGAGACTCACACGGAGTCTTTGGGGTCTTATAATCTATAACCGACAAAGCGCACTTTCAGGTTTTTTGGTAAACCGACAAAGCGCACTGGCAGATTCTTGCAGAATCTTACACGATCCGCAAGGCTTTAAGTTTACTGTCAAGCTCTTCATCAGACAAAGCGTCTGTGCCAAGCTCTTCAATTTGTAATTCTCTGCGTTGAAGTTTGGGTTGCTCGTATTCTGCAACTTTAGCTGCAAGATCACTAGCAGTGTCAAAGTCTTCTTTTTCTAAAGCTTTAAACATGAGTATCTTCAAGACATCTAAGGAGTTCATATCAACATGATCAAGTACATCTTCCTTATATTTCTTCCAATCTCCCATACTCATCTTTAAGGCTTGTCTAGCATCACTAGATGCCTTACGAGATGCAGCAGATCTTAATTGCATTTCTTTAGCATTCTCCTTAGTGAATAGGGGAGCTAAATTCTTGAGACTATTAGGATGTGTTCCTTTGGTCATATTAATTACCTCTTATAGTACTAAATGAATTCGACCACAGGGGTCGAATTTTTAAAGAGAATAACTCCCTTCTATAAGGGACTTAGAGAAAGGACATTTAATGTCAGATAAAAACGACAATATTGTATACAAACCCGACCATTACACTAGATACGTTATAGAACCTATCACATTTATCATGGAAAACAGACTAGAATTTCACACTGGTAACATAATCAAATATGCTATGAGGGCAGGTCACAAGATCTATGAGGGTGAAGATAAAATTGGCTCAGAAATTACAGATCTTAGAAAAGTTATGAGATACGCAGAGATGCGGATTGAACAACTAGATCGGGCTGCAAAGAATGAGTAAAGTTGCAGCATTGTATGTTGATACAAAAGGACCATACTCAAAAATAACTAATGTTGATTGTTGGGATGAAAGTAAAGATGCACGTTTATATAATGGACCAGACCCTGTTATAGCACACCCTCCTTGTGGAAGATGGGGTAAAATGGCTCCTGTCAACTTAAAACGATGGGGTGCAAAAATAGGAGATGATAATGGATGTTTTGATGCAGCTTTAAAATCAGTTAGAAAATACGGAGGTGTATTAGAACATCCTGCACAAACAATAGCATGGAAAACTTTTGGATTAACAAAACCAAATAAAGAGGGTTGGTTAAAAGTATCAGAAACTGAATGGGTAGGAGAAGTTTGGCAAAGCGATTATGGACATAAAGCTACTAAGAAAACTTGGTTGTATTTTGTTGGAAATAAAAAACCTTTAGATTTCATTATGACAAAAACTAAAGGAACCTATCAAGTTGGTGGTGGTGTTCATAAAAACAATAATAAATTACCTAGACTACCTCAAAAAGAAACTCACTTAACTCCAATCAATTTTGCTAAGTATTTAGTAAAAATTGCTACAGAAAGTAAACAGAATGGGTAAATTTAAAAAAATAGAAACAGAAATTGATGAGATAATTAGAGTTACCTACATGCTAGGTGATTGGTGTACAGAAAAAGAATTTATAGAAATAGTGTATGCAAAATGTTTAGATAACGAAATCTGCAACACATACATGGAATATGCTAACAAAAGAATCAATGAGGTACTATATGAGTTGGATTAAAGACGTAGCAGAGCTTCTGCGAAAACGAGCTAATATAAACGCAACAGTTAGAGAATTACACTTATTAAGTGATAATGAATTAAAAGATATTGGCATTTATAGGAGTCAAATTGAAGAAGTTGCACGAGGAATCATTGATTTTCACAGAGCAGTAAGAGATAAAACAGAAGAGCCAGAAGGTCTTGATGGATTTAAAGATATCCAAGGCTCAAGAGAGGATAAATAGCATGTGGATACTCATGTGGATGCAATTACTATCAGGAATACAAGTAGAACACTACCAATTAGGATCTTTTACAAAAGAAGTTGAGTGCAAAAAAGCAGAATCTCGTGCTCAAGTAATGAAACAAAACAATGGAACAGCTATCTTTTGTGTAAAGGTAGACATAGAAAGGTTTTTGAATGATAATAGCGACTTATATTGACCATATGGGCAGTGATCTGTCTGTAGTTAATGCTGCACGAGTTAGTTTTGGTAAGAAAAGTGAGTGGGAAAGTACAACTAACCATAAAACAGGTAGTGCATCACATAAAATACTATCTACTCGTGATCAAAAACTAATAAAATATCTTGCAAAACATAAACATCTGTCACCATTTGGTCATTGCTTTGTATCTTTCCATGTGAAAGCCCCTATTGCAGTAGCAAGACAACTAGTTAAACATAAATTCTTAAGGTGGAATGAGATTAGTCGTAGATATGTTGACAATGATCCTCAGTTTCACGAACCAAAAGACTTAAGATCTAAGTCTTCTGATAAAAAACAAGGGTCAGGAGATCCGATAAAGAAACAACATACCTTACAGGAAGTTATTAGACACCAAGGAATAGAATCAGCTAAAGCTTATAAGTACCTGTTAAACATGGGTGTTTGTGAAGAACAAGCAAGATTTGTGTTGCCAACTAATACATTCACTGAATGGTACTGGTCTGGTAGTCTTGATGCATTTGCAGATATGTGTAGGTTACGTGTAGCAGATGATACACAACAAGAAACAAGACAAGTTGCTGAACAGATTGATACAGTAATGTACGAGTTGTTTCCAGAGTCTTGGGATGCATTAATGTGGAAAAAACAATGAGTGTGTGTGGAGAAATAGAAAACTTACAACGTGAGATAGATCAGAAAGAAGAAGAGCTATTTGCACTCAGTAAAGAATTAACAGATTTAGAAAACAAATTACAGGAGTTGAAAGATGTACGAAATTTATAGCATAGCTAACTGCCCATTCTGTGAGAAAGCTAAAGAATTACTTAGAGAAACAGGTGAGGGCATAACAGAATATGCTATAGACATACAAGTAAGTATGGGAAAACAAATAATGAAAAGATCCTTAATGAATACTGTGCCTATTATATATCGAAATGATCAATTAATAGGTGGGTACAATGACTTAAGGATGTACTTAAACAAAGAAGAAAGGACGCATGATGCGCCTATGTTATGATATTGAATGTAATGGTCTAGACCCAGACACTATCTGGATGATTGTTGCACAAAACCTAGACACTAAACAAGTCTACAAGTTCTCTGATCACGATAACCTACATGGATCTATTGCTGATGGAGCTGCACTATTGCAGAACGCAGAGCTTCTAGTAGGCCATAACATTATAGGTTTTGACAATGTGGTAGTAGACAAGATATGTGGTACTACCCTCAATGAGAAACGCTTACACGATACGTGGGTGATGTCTCAGGTACTTAGGTACAAACGTGGTCATCGTCATGGACTTGCAGGTTGGGGTGAAAACCTTGGCAACAGTAAGATTACATATGAAGATGGATGGGATGCATACTCAAGAGAAATGCTTCGCTATTGTGTACAAGACGTTAAAGTTAATGTAGATGTATACTATAAACTACTTGAAGAATACAAACGCATAGCTTCTGTAAATCCTAAAATTAAATTAGGTATGCAAGCAGAACATGAAACAGCTAGGTTCAATGCGTTTTGTAAGACTAAGGGCTGGTATTTCAACATGGAGGAAGCTAAAGAACTTCTAGGAACTATGCAACAACGCATGGCTGAAATCTCTAACACTATTGAACCCCAGATGGGTACTAAAGTTGTGTTCATAGATAAAGAACCTAAAAGTCCTAAGTACAAAAAGAATGGTACATACACCGCGACAACTGCCAAACTCCTTAGTGAATATTTTGAAACGGAAGTCTCAGTCGAGGACACACATCTCGCAGGGCCAGAGTTTCGTTTCCAACGAACGACTAAGGAACAAGCTAAACTTGGATCGCAAGAAGCGGTCAAGGATTGGTTGGGAACAATCGGATGGAAACCCGATGAGTACAACAGAAAGAAAGTAGGTCGTGAGTGGGTAACTACTGGACCAAAACTAACAACATCATCCCTGAGTAAACTAGGAGAAGTTGGATTGATGGTAGATGAGTACTATGTACTACGCCACAAAGCATCTCTTATGGAAGGATGGGTAGAAAGAGTGGAGACTTCAGATGATAAACGATTGCATGGCAATATGTGGACTATTGGTACTCCTACCTTCAGAGTTCGTCACGAAGTTATTGCAAACCTTCCAAGCATTGAAACACCTTGGGGTAAAGAAATTCGTGGCATGTTACAACCTGATCCTGGTTCTGTTATTGTGGGTGCCGATTCTGCTGGTAACCAGTTACGTGGCCTTTGTCATTATGTTGGGAACGATGATTTCACTAACGAAGTCCGTTATGGGGATCAGCACCAACGAAATGCTGATGCACTTGGATGCAGTAGGGCTATCGCCAAAGGTTATTTATACGCTTATCTTTTTGGTGCTGGCGATGCTAAGTTGGGTAAGGTACTTACAGGTAAATCAAACACCGAAATAGGTAGGAAGTCACGAGCTGACTTTGCTAAAGGCATTAAAGGATTGGAAGAGTTGAAGAAGAAACTCTTAAATATCTGGAACAAAACATCTAACCAACAAGGTGATGGATGGTTCCCTGCCCTTGATGGACGCCCTGTATTCTGTGGGTCTGGTCATCAAACCTTGAATTACTTACTACAAGCAGCAGAAGGTGTAACCTGTAAGGCTGCACTAATGTGGGCTTGGGATAAGATCAAAGAAGAAAAGCTACGTGCTGAACCTCGTTTATTTTACCATGACGAGATGGCATTTCAATCACACCCTGATGACGCTGAACGTGTTGGGGAAATTCTTAAAGAATCATTTACCGCTGGACCAGAACTCTTTGGAGTTACTTGTATGGATGGTGGTGATTACGTAATTGGAGAAAGTTACGCAGATGTTCACTGATAATGCAGTAGTACTTGTAGATTCGGATTCAATATACTTCCGAATGGCATGTGTTACCAAGAAACAGAAAGATATCAGAGTAGGTATTGATAACACAATGAGAGAAATAAAACAGAATTGTGGATCAGATAAACTACTTGTAGCAATTAAAGGTAGAGGTAATTTCCGAAAGGATATATACCCTACCTACAAATCAACAAGAAAGGAACTAGATGATGACGTTAAGAAGGCATTAAACTATGGACATGATTACATTATGGATAAGTACAGTGCTGTCATGGCTGACCATATGGAAGCTGATGATCTTGTTAGTATCTGGGCTGGTGAGTGTAGAGATTCTAATAGGGATTACACAGTGGCTGGGATCGACAAGGATCTCCTCCAAATTCCAGGAACCCACTACAACTTCGTTAAGAAAGAAATCCAAGAAATATCTGAAGATACTGCTAATTATAAGCTTATGCTTCAATGTCTCACTGGTGATCGCTCTGATAACATTCCAGGAATCAAAGGAGTCGGCCCTAAGAAAGCAGAGAAAATTTTACTTGGAGTACCTATGCAACGCAGGTGGAATAGGGTGCGGTCTGCTTGGAGAGCAAACAAATCTGGAGATCCTGAAGTTGCAAGGCGTCTACTAACAATGATAACATCTTGGGAAGAATTAGATGACATTAAAGAACAAATTGAGAAGCATAAGTCGGAAAAACAAGCGCAAGTTTATAGGAATGTTGAAGACTGACCTAGGTTGTACTGACTGTGGATATAATAAACACCCTGACGCTTTAGCGTTTGATCACTTACCTAAATACGAGAAGCTACACGATGTTTCTCGTATGATCTCTCAAGACAGAGATATAGGTGCAGTTCTTGAAGAGGTGTTTAAAACAGAAGTAGTATGCCATAACTGTCATGCTATAAGAACAGCGGAGCGTAGGAATGGAACAATTATTCCAGATGAAACCTTTATCGGCAAACAAGATGTTTGTGAGGAAGGGGAGAACAACTTACAAAACGTCTGACTATAAGCGTTTTCAAGAAGACATGGGAACTATCTTGATGGGTGAGAAATGGCCCTTCAAGAATAGTCCAGTTCATTTTATAGTCTATGCTGGATTATCTAACAGAGCATCTGACTTAGACAATATAATCAAACCATTACTAGATACATACCAAAACATATTTGAGGAGTTCAATGACAAAACTGTACAAGGTATCATCTTACAACGAGATAGAGTCAAAAGAGGTGGAGAATACCTCTGGGTTAGAGTTACAAAAGCAAAAGAACTTGAAGTGGGACTCGAAGCACTCCAAAACTCGGAAGAAACGTAACAACAATAGAGATATAAAAGAAGAAAGGGATTACTTGTGAAAACAAATTGTGAAAGTTGTGGTAGCTCTGATGCAAACCACATATACAATGATGAGAATCCAAGAACACACTGTTTCTCATGTGGAAAAACAGTATTTAAAGAAAGTAATAATAATATGAACGAACTTATAGATGACGATGATATAATTGAAAGGTCTTTTGGACCTTCAATGGAACAAATAAAGAGTTATCGGAGTTACCCTATTACTTCTCGTGGAATATCACAAGAAATTGTAGATCATTTCGATGTTAAAATGTCTGTAGATGTGAATGGGAAACCAGAAGCACACTACTATCCTTGGACAGTTGATGGTAACATTGCAGCATACCAAGAACGTAAGTTACCAAAAACTTTTAAAACTTATGGAGACTTTAAAAATGTTGAATTATTCGGACAACGACAAGCAACTGGAGGATTTACGTTGGTCATCTGTGAAGGAGCCATTGACACCATGTCAGTTGCCCAAGCGTACAGAGAAAAGTATGGACGTAATTATTCTGTTGTCGGTGTGCCTTCTTCATCTGCTACCTCTTGTGCTTTGGCTCAAAGGGATTGGATAAATAGTTTCAAAAGTGTTATCATTATGATGGATCAAGATGAAGCTGGTAAGAAAATGACAGACTTCCTAGGTAAAATGATTAAGCCAGGAAAAGCTAAAATTGCAAAGCTTCCAGAGAATGATGCTAATGATACACTAATGAATCATGGTTGGAAGACACTAATAGAATGCATATGGAATGCACAGAGTTGGAACCCATCAGGTATTGTAACTGGTCAACCTATATGGGATCAATTTATACAACGTCAGAATGTTGAATGTGTTCCATATCCTAAATGCCTTAATGGTTTAAACGCAAAGTTAAAAGGAATTAGACATGGTGAGATTACTCTATTCACTTCTGGAACTGGTAGTGGTAAATCTACTGTTATCAAAGAGATTATCTTGGATCTTCTCACAAAAACGGATGATAGGGTTGGGCTTATTAGTTTGGAAGAGAGCGTTGGAGACACGGCAGAGAAGTTCATTGGGATGGCCCTTAAGAAACCTCTTAATGAGGATTCATCGCCATCAGAAGACGAACTTAGACAGGGTTTTGATGAAGTATTTGGAGATGAACGACTAGTTCTCTTAGATCATCAGGGTT